TGATGGTTTGTTCTGCTCCCTTCGCTTCCAAGTGTCCCGTGTGGGGTCAGCGGCGGCGGGTATTAGGGAGCAGGCTCACAAAGGAGGTGTCTGCTCTGACGATGTTGACATTACCGCCGATGCGGTATCAGTCAAAACTTTTTTCTAAAAAAATAGCAGGGCCGAGAGTCGAACTCGGAATTCCAGATTATGAATCTGGTGAGATACCATTTCTCCACCCTGCAAATCTTCAGCCCTGCTTGAGCAGGGAAGTGACGAGCGTGGCGGCTTCGCGGTCGCCTTCCATGTATCGCTTGTGCCAACTGTTGTCGGGATTCGACATGATGTCCTTGGCGCGTGCTGCGCCGGTCATAAACTCTGTGCCGCCCATGGAGCGCCCGACCTTGTCCTCGCTCATCATTTGCGCCATGCGCACAAATCCGCGCACGACCTCCGGATCGCTGAACCCATGCGAATTCGCATCCACGCCAGCGATCTTCGCGGCCTGCTTGGCGAGGCCGATGTTCTTTCCGAAATCATTCCCCCACTCCTTTTGCAGCGTCTGCACGGCCTCGGTGCGTTGCTTTTCAAAGGTGGCTTGGATCGCCTCCATTTTGAACATTTCCGTCTTCGCATGTTGGTTGACGAGTTCCTTCATCGCCGAGGGCGGGATGCCGTGCTTGTGCGCGATCTCGGCATAGGGCTTGGACATCTCGTCGCTCCATGTCATGCCCTCCGGGAGAGCGTCTGGAGCAAACTTGTATTCCTCCAGCGAGTCCGGCACGCCCATGGCGCGGCGGAAGGCGGCGAGTTCTTCGGGTGAGGATTTCTCGTTCGGGACGCCGAGCTTTTTTCCGATGAGGGCGTTGGCATTTCCTAACGCCTTGGCCATGTCGGAAACGCTCTTGTATTTGGAGAGCGTATCCTTGTAGGCGGCGGAATCTTCCGGGAGGTTGTTCGTCCATCCATCGGCGAATGTGCCGTCGGCGTTGACATATCCGGTCGAGGGTTGAGTGGTGGCTGGCGTCTCCGAAGCGGCTGGCGCTGCGGCGTGGTCTGCGGTGTCGGCTCCTTGGTCGAGCAGACTCTGCTCGGAGGAGGTGTCGATGGTGTCTTCCATAAATTAGGTATCAGTCAAAACGGCACGCTCACGGTTGCGGGTGGTAGCCGAGGTGGGTGCGGCGACCGGCGTAGCGGATCGCGAATTCCTGCGGGTGGTAGTCGCGCATCCACTCGACATAGGCGGGTGTCTTGTCGCCGAGCATCTGCTCCATTTCCGGCGCGGGCGGGATCGGTCTCGGTGCGGGCTTGGGATCGGGTTTCTTGCTCATTTCTTGACCTTGCGTTTGGGAGTCTCGATGTCGCCGTCTGCGATGACCACCCTGCGGAGCATGGTTTCAATGTGGATGAGGACGCCGCGCTGGCCATCGCGGAGGGCCGCGACAACGGGGTTGTAGTCGTAGCCGGGGAGGAATGCCTGCGACTCTGTGGAGAACTGGTGCTTGATGTCATCGATGACCATCTGGCCGTCCTTGTTTCCAAAAACACGATGATAGGCGTTGGTGACATTCTGGCGCTCACGCTCACGCCGGAGGGCTGCGGCTTTGTCTTCGGGCGCCATCATGCGGTCATGCCGGGGAGCATCTGCGCGAGGGCGGAATCTGCCTTCACGCTGCCAGCCTTGCCAAGGGCGCTTGCAGTCTGCTCCATTTGCTGCGCCTGCATTTGCTGCTGGGCGGCTTGGGCGCGGGCTGCGCGGGTCTGGGCGACCATGTCCTCATCCATGAGCCACCGGGCAGGCAATCCATCGTTGCGGGCCATGTCGCGGGTGATCTCGTCAAAGTCGAAATTGTCGAGCATCTCCGGCTTGATCTGCACATAAGGCAGGAGCATCTCGCTGGTGCGGATGAAGGCGGCGTTTTCGAGACTCTTGATCGCGAGGGCGATTCGGGAGTTGTAGGAAACATCCGGCTCCGGGATGACGCCGATCATTTGGAGCGCCTGCGGAGGTGGTGGGAACTTGCCAGCGCGGGCGAGGATCGCAAACACACGGCGCAGGAGCGGATTGAATAGCTCCGTGGTGAGTCGCGCAAAGGTCGGGGAAAACTGGATGAGCTTCTCGCTGGCCCGCTCGGCCACTTCGCGGGCAGTCATCTGCTTCTGGAGTTGGGCGAACATCTGAAAGAGGTCCACATGGAACGCCTCGTTGATGGCCTTGCGTTTGTGTTCGGCCCGCTCGACGCCGATGTCGTAGCGCCCGCCGGTTCCCCACTCCCGTGGAGTGGCGTTGGGGTTGTTCGGGTCGAAATAGGTCACTCCACCGGCGCGGAGGTCGATGTCGCCGTCGAATCCGGCAGGGATTAAGATGCGAGGGAACGCATGAATCTCGGCAAGCGAGTCGAGTTGCTTTTCAAGGAAGTTGAGTTGCTTGCACTCCGGCAATGCGGTCCACGATGGCGAGTAGCCGTAGCATTCGCTGTTCTTCCATTTCAAATATCTCGTCACGAAGAATGGCTGCTCATCGAACCCGGAGGACAGGAAGACATGCTTGCTTGCCTTGTCCACATAGATCGAGGCGTAGGGCTTGTTCTCGGCGTCTCGCTTGCCCATTTCAATCTCGCCCGGTCCACGGGGAGCGATGAGATGGACACAGGAAAACTTGCGGTTGGAGTTGGTTTTCTCCAGCTCCTTCTTCATAGAGTCGGTGAGGTTCTCGACTCCGAACTTGAGCGCGGCCTGCCGTGCCGTCATCTCATACTCGCGGGAGAGAGTATCGACATAGCCTTCGTCGTCTTCGCTGATCGCGAAGCTGCCCATGTCGAGCTTGGAAAAATTGAGCGAATTGACCTTGCCGCTTTCGACGAGGATCGCTGCCGTGCCAAACGCGCCACGGTCGAGATAGAGTTCGTGAATCTCGGTGTAGAAATTGGACCGGCTGAGTTCGGCCTGCATGACCTCGGTGCAACGCTTGAACCATTGTTCGACCTCGTCCTCGCTCTCCATCTCCTTCGGTGGCTCCAGCGAAAACCAGCGGCTTTCGAGCGGGGTCATCCAACTGAGTTGACCATTGGCCAGAACGAGATTCGCCCGGACGGCGGTGGCGTCGAAGAGTTGCGCCTCGTCGTCTGTGGTGGGCGAGGTCGTGTGCGTGAACATCGACGCCTTACGAGGCATCACATACTTCGCGATGTCCTCCCAGAGCGACTCCCATGTCGCCCGCTGGTGGACCATCTCCGCATGGCGCTGGAGAACCTTGTCGGCGAGTTCGGGATTCTTTCCAGTCATTTGGTATCAGTCAAAACAACGTCAACCGAGAGTCGAGTAGCCTGTCGTCATGGGCGCTTGTCCGGATTCCCCGGCGAGGATCGACTTGCGGAGTCCCTTGCGCTTGGCCACTTCTGCCGCCATGTCGGCCTGCGGGTTGCCGGGGTCAACCTGTGCGGCGGGCGCGGGTTTGTTGGCCTCGGCTTGGCGCTTCATCTCCTCGATCTGAGCATTCTGCGCGGCGAGAGCGTCCTTGCGTTGTTGCTCCATGATGCTGACCTGCTGCTGCTGTGCGGCAGCTTGTGCGGCAGCTTGGTCCTGTGCCTGCTTCTGGGTGGCTTGCTGGTCTCTGGCCTGCTTCTGTGTGGCCATCTGCATTGCAGCCTGCTCGGCTTTGGCAGCTTGCGTTTCCTGCTTGCTTGGCCCTTTCTTCCCGCCTCCTCCGAACCATGCTAAACAGGGTGACAGGATTGGGTTTTCGGAGTGGTCAGTGAGTCGCATCGCGGTAGGAGTTTCGAGGTTTCGTAAATCCGGAGCGGGCGGTCTCGCCGACTCCATGCGATGTAAGGAAGTGTATATGGGGCAAACTTGCAAGGATTATTTTGACTGATACCACAATATATTGTGATCAGCCAGCAGTTCTGGCACGACCTGTGGTATGCGTGCGCGGCATCGCGCCAACCTTCGTCGGGGTCGTGAATGTCCACCGGGCGGGCGAGCATGAAGAAGTCGTGAGTGTTGATGACGACGCCATTCCATGCGGTGAGTTCGACCTCCTCGCCCCAGGATCGCGGCTGCGGGTAGCGCCGGTAGAGGTCGAGGATTTGGAGTTCCAGTTCGCGTTTCATTTTCTATTCTTATCTTATCTTCTCTTATCGGTTCTTGATGGGTTTCGCTTGGGTTACCGATGGGATACCCGTGGCTAACCCATGGCTAACCCATGGGTTTTCACCGCCGCACCTTTCCGAATCCTCCTCCTCGGAATCCTGCCATCACTCTGGTTGCTTCATGTCGCTCGGCCTTGCGCGGAATCGCGGAGCGGTCGATGACCATCCCGCGCTTGATAGCCTGGTGAGAGAGGCTGAACGCATCGGAGTAGTGCGAGGACCAATCGTGGACCGGCACATCCTTGATGGTCACACCATCGCGTTCCTCTTTGCTGTGGTAGGCGTCAAGCGCCTCGATGCCATCCGCGCATCCGGCCTCGTTGACATGAATGCGGGTGAATGCATCGTTCGCAAGATTGATGCCATCCCATACCGAAATCTGCCGAGGGACGGGAATCACGCCGGTCAGCCCGCTGCGGCCCAGTGCCTCTTGCCAGAGTCCTCCCACTTCCGCTGCGGCATCGTGCGGGATGAAGTGTCCACCGTAGCCATACTGCTTGTCCTTGAGCCTCGCCGCCCAGTCCGCAGGCGTCCTGCACTCGTCGGAGCCGGAGAGCGCCTCCAGATAGTTGATGCGGTCGCCGACCATCTGCCAAATCCACACCTTTTGATTTAATGGCGCACCCACATCCCATGAGGTGTAGGTGGGGAGTTCTTTGAACCACAGGATGTCGTTGCTGATCCGCTTCTCAGCGCGGGCCTTTTCGAGGCTGCGAACATAGATCGCGCCGGGGCGACCGATGTTGAAGCTGCATTCGTATTCCTGCGCGTAGGCGTTCTCGGTCGTGCCTCGCCGGATGTCGGTGAGTTCCTCCTCGGGAATGATGTGGCTTTCGCTCGCCTTGAGCATGAGCGTGAACCAGTCACTGTCCGCGCACGCCCGGTTCCACTGCCTCCAGAATGAATTCCTGCCCTTCGGCGTGCCAACCCATGTCGCCCAGCCCATGTAGTCGGTGAGCGTTGGCCGGATAACATTGTCCCACGCTGCCGGGTCGAGGTCGGCGGCTTCGTCCATCACCACGCCATCGAGGTAGATGCCTCTCAGGCGCTCATAGGCTTCGCCGGAGTAGAGCCGGATCGTAGCCTGGTTGTGAAATGTGATCTGCAAATCCGCCTTGTTCACCACCACGCCGGGGATTTGAGAGGTGAATTGGACGAGATACTTCCACGCGATGTCTTTCGCCTGCTCGCGGGTCGGAGCGAGATAGGCGTAGCGGAGCGGTGGTCCGCTGCGATTGTGCGTGAAAACCTTTGCGATGAGGTCTTGGATGCAGACGAATGATTTCCCGGCACGGCGGTGCAGGACCATCACCGCCCAGCGTTGGCTGCGCGTGAGGTAGCCTGCCAACTGCGGGCGCGGGACGATGTCGATGTTAAGCGCCACCGATTTTTACATTGATGTCGAACTGCCCGTAGAGGTCCACTTTCTCCGGCTCATTCCAACCCATTGCCTTCGCGAGCATCTCGCCATACTTCGCGCAGGTGGCAGATTCCGGCGGCATCTCCATGAACCGCTCGCGAAGCGTTTCGATGTAGGTCTCGCGCTTGTAGGTCATCTTGGCCACCGCTTTGGCGCGGAGTTCGTCCACTCTCTTGCTGATTTCAACATTTTTCAACAATCGCTCGCCTCCCTGTCCGGCTCCCTTTTCAGAGTATCCGGCGCGGACATAGGCTTGCGTGATCGACATGCCGCTCGCGTAGGCTTGGCAGAACGCCTCTTGTTTCGGGTTCAGTTTCATTAGCTTGATGGTATCAGTCAAAATTGACCTTGACAAGGTTTCGGTTTCTCCCCCTCATACTCCCCCTGTGGTTGTTCGTCTGAAGGTGATTCTGATGGACATGCCTTCTTGGTTTTTGTGTTGGGCCTTAATTTGACGGAATGAGATTTCAACTGACGCCGGATCGTCGTCCGGAATGAGTCCTCGTCGGCGGATGGCATCGATGAGGAATTTGCAGCCGCCAGCAAAGTTATCAGCATCGAGTGGCTGGCAGGCGATGCGAGTAATGCGGAGTCCAAATGCTGGCTCGTCCGTTGCTTCTCCTTGGACAGAGTAGTCCAATGTTTGCCGAGGACTCGGTTGAGGCTTGGGGTGAGGAATTCCGGGAGCCACAGATTCAGTTCGTGCGAATGATCCGTCTGGTTTTTCAATGTAGCCGAGTTGACTGAGTTGTTCATGCGTCCAGTTCATTAGTTGATATTTTGAGCCAGCGCCTGAGAGCGGAGGTGATTTGATTGGGGTTTTTGTTTTCGTGCCAGCCGAGGCAGTGACTGGCAGTCATCGCGAATTCGGAGGCGATCTCCTTTAGTTCGTCTCGCTCCTTGCGAACGGCGATGAGTTCGGAGAGCAGAAATTGGTTAAGGCGAACCGTTTTGTTGATGCCTTTGCTGGCCGCTTTTGAAATCTCCCGCGCCTCGTCCCGTTCTTTATTTGCTTCGCGCACCTTGCCCTGAGCGATAACCATTTGGTCCGTTGCAATGACAAATGCCTCCCGCGCCTCGTCGCGCTCTTGCTCTAGTTTTCGGGCCAGCTCTAGCATCTCCTCTAAATAAATGAGATTGCCGGGGTTCTCTGTCAGAAGGCGCTCATAGAGCGTGTCAGTTTCTGATGTGTTCAAAATAGTTTTGTGATGTTTTTGCGTTTCGCCTCGATTTCCTGCCGCTCCGGGGTTGCCTGCCAAAATCGGTCGCAGGCTTCGCCAATCTGGCGGGAGAGCAGGAGCCACCAGCGGTCCTCCCGGTCGGAGCCGCAGGTCTCTGTGCCTGCGGCCCCTTGGGCGATTTTGCGTTGGTTAGAACGATATTTCGTCATCGGTCGGGGTGGCGGCGCGTGCTGCGAGGATGCGCTCGTTGAGGGTCGTGAGCCGGTCAGCCGGCAGCGGCTGCGAGGACGAGGCCGGGTTGAGCCATCGCACCTTCAGACGCACCTTGCCGTCCTCTCCCTCCTCGGCCTCGACGGTGATCCGGCACTTCTGGCCGGTGAATGGCGAGTTGCCAGCGTCCAGCGATGGGATGTCCCACTCGCGGCCAAATGCCTCGTCGAGCGTTTCACAGGTCCGCTTGGTTGCCTTCTCGGTCAGCCAGCCCTGCCAGACAATTTCCCGTCCGTGCTGGTCGCTTGCTGGATCATCGATGAGGAGCGGGATGCGGATGAAATCCGTGCCGGTCTTGCTGGTTCCCAGCCATCCGTTGCCGGGGGCTTTGACTTTCGCGATGTATTTGCCGGGTGCGGATACATAGCGTTCTTGTTTGTCTGCGAGTTCGTGTGTTGTCATGTGGTTGTTTGGTTGTTGTTGTTCGGGAGATTGGTATCAGTCAAATGTTTGTTATTTTGCCTCTATTTCAGAAATCATTGCGGCGAGTTGGCCTGCGGTGAGTTCGCAAGGTCTGCGAATCACAATCTTTTTCCCGCGCACTTGGTAAATCGATTCTGGCTGCTCTAAGGTTTTGCGAATTTCTTCGATGCTTCGCCTATCCTCGATCCATGCCCGCTGCGCTCCAATGGAGCGAACTTGGTCGCCATCAAAGACCTGCCTACATTGTGTTGGGGTCAGGTTTTCCACGCCGACTTTCAGAATGTTTGCTTCTTTGCCTTCGCAAACAAGTAGATCAAGCGAGTTTTCCACGGCCCGCTTTTGCTCGCTATATGGGAGCCGCACAAGATGCTTTGCCGCCGGGTAGTCAGCGACCAGCAAACGAGGAAGAAGTTGTTTGCGTCCCAGTTGCTCAAAACGGGTCACAATGTCCTCGGTCAGAAACTCTGAAGTTTGCGCGATATCGGAAATGGTGAGTCCCTGTTCATCAAGAAGTTGAACGACGATTTCCCCGGCTTTATTCCAACACTCGATGCCTTGGGTGATGAGGGCAACGAATTCAGTTATTTTTTGGTTTTTATTTTCAATTTGC